TGGCAAAGAAACCACCAAAGAACTTGTCAAGCATGCTGCTGGCTTTGCCAAACAACCCACCGCCAATGCCTTTACCACTGAGCATGTTCTTGGCAGTGTCAATCATACTGTTTGCTTTGTCAACCAAGTTTCCACTGATGCCTTTGTTGCTGATCATATCACGAGCAACATCAAGCATGCTGTTTGCTTTTGAAAACATGTTTTGACCATTGCCTTTGTCGCTGAACATTTTACCAGAAATTTTTGCTACATCATCAAAATTGCCAGATATGGTTTTAAACGATGAAGTAACGTTTTTGTTGCTTGATATCAAATCTTTTATTGTATTGGTTACACTTGAGAACAAATTGCCAATGCTTCGGTTACCGCCAAAGAAACCGCCAATTGCTTCTCTTATATCACCAAACAAACTGCCACTGCCGCCTTTGGATACAGGCACTACAAAAAATGGTTTTGATTGAGTGCCTATTTCTTCTTTGCTGCCACCAAACATGCTGCTCAAGCTGCCCAGTGCGTTGGTCATTGGTGTTATAGTTGCTGGGCCTGATATCAGTTCTGGACCACGTTCGCCAACAACACCAAACTTGCCAGCTGGTAGTGTCCCACCATCAGCAAAGAAGCCACCAAACAGTTTTTTTGCTCCACTTGCCAGTGCATTGCCTATGCCTTTGCCGACTTTGTTTAGGAAGCCGCCGCCTCCGCCGCCTCCGCCGCCGCCACCTAGACCCAATGCTCCGCCAATAGCGTTGCCTATACCGCTTAACAAGCCGCCGCCGCCTCCGCCGCCGCCGCCTCCGCCTAGGCCTAAAGCACTACCCAGTGCGTTGCCTAAACCGCCCAACAAGCCACCACTGGGAGCAGTTGGTCCGCTTACTGGTATCACGTAGTATGGATTTGATTGACTACCGTTGGCTGCTGCGCCAGCTCCGCCTAACAAACCACCCAGTATGTTGCTGAATGGATTGCTGCTTTTTCCGCCGCCAGCACCACCTGAGCCTGAACCGCCACCAAACAGTTGTCCCAGTATGTCTGTGCCTTGACCACCACCAAGCTGACTGATAATGCTTTGAATACCGCCACGTAGCAGTTGTTCACTTAATGCTTCACCTACACTTCTAAAACTGAGTTCGCCTGTTTTGGCAAATTTAACAAGTGCATCTTCAATGCCCTGTGTTGCTGTGGTAAAGAGGTTGTGGGCTTTGTTAGCAGCATTGCTAGCATCATCAGCATACTGCTGGAATGCCTGTCTCCAACCATAAGCAAAGCTGCGTTGATATTCATAACTTTCACGTGCCAGTTGACTTTGTGTTTCAATTGCTTCGGCACTGGCATCTTTCAACAGTTGAATTTGTTTTGTGATCTCAGCAGCATTTTCTGGTGTCATTGCAGATTCAAGTTCACGAATCTGTTTCATTACTCGTGTTCTGATATCACGTTCAATTTCAGCAATGTCTTTCTGCAGTGGAGTCATGTTTAGACTCTCGAACTCAAAGCGCATGTCATCTGTGCTGCGATTCAAGTCATCAATCAAACTGTTGGTGCTGTCTTGTAGACGGGACATTTCAGCTGCTAATTGGCTAGCACTCTTGGATGTGCCATTCAACAGTTCATTTACTTTACCCAATCTATCTTCTGTGCCTTCAGGAATATCAACTTTGATTTCTGGAATATCCAATGGACCTGGCGGTGTTACGTTTGCCAGTTTATCCATTGCCTCAGCAAGTTTATCACCGTTCTCACTGGCATCAGCAGTCATTTCTTCAATGACCGCAACAGTCCCTGCTGCGGCTGCTAAGCCAGCAGCAACTTTGAGTAGACCAACACCTGTAACACCCTGCAGCACTGTGCCTGCGATAGCAGCGTCTTTAAATCCTTTTGCTAACTGTGCTACAGCAAGACCAATAGCAGCAATTCTACCAACGGCTGCGGCAGTGAACACTGCTGCCATTGCTGCGGCAAAGAACTTTAGGTTTTCAACAGCAAACTTGATTGCTTGTCCAAAGGCTGCGCCAATGCTTTTTAGCAGTTCTTCGTTGGCTACAATAAAATTGGTTACGCTTGTGATGGCTTCAGTTAGTGCGTCTGTGAATCCACCTTGACCAACAGCATCAGCAGCGTTCTTGATAGCAATTTGTAGGTTGCTGAACGCTACGCTGAGTGTGTTGAGGTTTGGATCTTCAATATCATCAAAACCTTTTTCCAGTGCATCCAATATCAGTCTAGCACCTTCGGCGCTTCTACCAACTTCAGTAACTTGATCTCTGGTTATACCCAGCTGTTCGTTTAGGATTTTGAATACACCAACACCTCTGTCAGCAAGTCTATCTAGATCTTCAAGTCCTAGACCGCCTTGCGCACTTCTAGCGTAAAGGTCTGTGATTGCCTGCAGTGTGCCCACTTTGTCAGTGGTAATAGCAGCAACTCTACCAAACATTTCCAACTGTTCTATGCTTGGTGTTAAGCCTGAGGCTTTTAGTTTGATAACACTTTCAGTTAGTTCTTCGACACCCAAAACACTTTGAGTTGCAAACACTTTGATCTGTTCAAATGCTTTAGCACCTGTAGCAACATCTTTGTATAGAACACCCAGTGTGCTTCTTAGATCTTGGAATCGTGCGCTAACAGTTGCGATTTCTTTCAGTGTAAACGCACTTGCTAAACTGGCACCAACACCAGCAATAGCACCTTTCATTCCATTCAGCGCACTCTTGGCACCTCTTGTGTCTATATCTACTGTGTATCTTAAATCAGCCATCAGTTACTTCCTTAATATGTGACGAGCAATACGCTTTTTGATATATTCCAGTGTTGGTTTGCTCATACCTTGCGGTGCTTGCTTACTCCAACCCTTGTCAAGTGGAACGGCATAGTTGTAATCGGCTTTGATTTTGCTGCCCTGCAGTCGTGTTCTACGACGAGCATTGCCTGATCTCACTGGCGTAATGTCACGCCAGTGTTCATAAGCTTCTTTGGGCAATTGATCAAACCGTGCACGAATACGATTAACACTGGGTGTTATCTTATTGGATACTTTAACTGGTTTTGCCATTCCTGACCCTTTCTATCATTGCCAACATTTCGTCTTGTGTTGGCTGCGGTGTTGCGGGATTTACCCCATTTTCTTGAGCACGATTCAAGTAGCTCTCATATCCAACTGCTATATTGGCACAGATCATATCTGTATCATATCCAGTTGCCAGCACCACACTTGGTAATACACCGTATCTTTTTGCCACAAAGTCCAGACTCAACCACGCATCCAATGTGGGCGTTATGCGGCTGTAGTCTGGCTCACCAGGTTTCCCAAGGTAACTGATACCTGTTCAATTACTTTAACCAATACATCCAATGGCAGTTGTTCACTTGGGTCAATTGCTGGATCACCGTTTTCATCCAACACCAATGGCATTACAGCGTTGGCAATTGCTTCAATGCTGCCGTTTTCCAATTGTGTTAGTTGCATGTATACGTCAATGTTTTGACGGTCATAGATATAAAACTCTAGGCTTTCGCCATAGCGTTCTACAATATCCTCGTCATCGATGGTGACTTTTACCAGTTTAGGTTTTGCTGCTAGTGCTTTTAGTTTCATCTGTCAATCCTCTATCTATCAAACTGTTTGCCAACATAACTAGAAATCCCAGTCTACGATTGGCTTTATCTAAATCTCGTGCCGCACACGATACTTCGTTGCGGGCTTTTGCTATCTCAGACAACAAACTTTCTAGTAGTTCCTCGTCTGTCTTAGTATTTATAACATCCATAAATCTGCCTTCTGCTTATCTAGAAAAAAAGGGGGATTTTGAAGTCCCCCTAAATTGTTTTATGGTGTTGCTGTATCATCAACTGTGTAGTCACCGTCAACAGTAATTGTAATTGGTGATACCCATACTGGAGCATCAGCACTTACTGTTGGTGCTAGACCTGTGATATAGCCATTACCTGTTAGTGTTACGCCTTCTGTGCCGTCACTCTCGTCACCCATGTATAGCGTGAAGCTGATACGAGTTTTTAGAGTGCTGCAACCAAATACGCCTGCGCCTGCCATTGTTGTTGAGTTAGCATAGTCGCCGTCGTCTGTTCCAAAGAAACTTTCTTTGTCTAGAACTAGGTTCATGCTCAAGCTGTTTGTAGCAGTTGTAGCAATTTGGTTTTTACTTGCTGTATCCAATTGTGTCCAAGTGAATACATCGTTAGCAGCGTTTACAGTAACATCTTGCAGAGCTGGTAAACTCACTGTGCCTGTTAGGCCACCGGTGCTATCTGAGATGCTCAGTGTAACCTGTTTAGCTGCGACACCAGGTGCTGGATAAATGTATGCCATTGTTGTGTCCTTTCTTAATGGTCAAATAGTGTTTTAACAAAAACATAATCAACTGTAGTGACAAGGCTATCGTCTACGTATTCAGTGCTAACACTGTTTAGTCGTTGATTGTAGCCTGTGATTGAATTGTCGATTCTTACGCCCTTGAGCGCAGTTAATTGAGCGTCATACGTGCTGGGTAATGTTTTTGCGTCTGTTGCGAGATACGCTGTGACAGTGATGGTTTCATTC